GTTTGTATTTTTGACTCAATGGGAAAAGGTGAAGATGTTAAATTTTAATTTTTTAAATAACTTTAAATACTGGGGTGAGGCGTTACATGTTATAGAAAACAAAATGCCTCATAAACTTGTAGATTTTAGGCAATCTCTACAAGAAAATAATATGGATGCTTCAATCTGGTTGGTTGAAGAATTGAAAGAATACTTGGAAGAATATTATACTAAACAGGGGAATCTTAGAATATTAATTCTTAATTCTTGGTTGGGTCTTCCTATGGTTCCACTTCTATGTGAGAATCTAGATGTCTCTCAAATTCATTTAGTTGATATGGATGAGGAAAGTATCAATCTCTCCAAATCATTTCACAAGTACTATGCCCAAGAGAAGTTTGTAAACATTCGTCATTGGAATCTAGACATACCATTTGAGTTTGAGAATCTAAATAAGATTGATGTTGATGTAGTAATCTGTATTCACACAGAACAAATGTATCCTCTAACAGAACTGGTAGGTAAGAATCCCAATGCTGTGTACGCGATGCAGAACTCTAATGTAGTTGAAGAGATGTATGGTATTAACTGTGTGAACTCAATCGAGGCACTAAAAGAACAGATAGGAATAGAAGAGTGCGGATATGAAGGAACCAAACAACAAATATATTATTCTTGGGATGGTAAGAAGGAGTTTGATAGATTTATGGTCATAGGTCAAAGGGAAGGGTTCTTTTAACAAGATATATCCTCTACCATAGATTCCCATAAATCCTTATCTGGAATTACAAATCCAAATGTTTGACGCGGGCCTCTACTACCAGCAGTATGCCAATATGGGTTTTCATCTTTACCACCATAATATCCTATCTTAACATTCCATCCTACTGGGTCATTGATAGTTACAACTTCCCCATCCTCAACATGTTTGAAGAAACCAACTCCATCACTATGAGACATTAAAATGTTATAGCCGGGACAATCCCAATTATTATGCCATGACATGAAACCACCAGCAGGATAGTAAACATGTACCGCGTTAAACTTTGCACACAACCACGCGGATAAATCCCTACAAACTTCTAAAGACTTCTGTCTAATCTCCTTGGGTACTCTGTGAGTCAGATGAAAATCACATACCTTAGCATACTCTGGTGGGCCTTTGTGGTCATCACCCTTTGATTGTACTTCTTTAAGATATTCCTCTGAACAATAGTAATCCATGTCCCTGTTACCAAATCTCCTTTCGTCCATAGGCAAAGGTTCTTTATTATGAGCATTGAAGAAGTCCATCCAACCATCTAGGATTTCTAATAGTTCTGGGTTTATTTTTTCTATCGTTTTCATCTTAACTGAAAAGATTCTTTCTCTTTGTATACTCTATCTAAAGTATAGTGTGTTATGACAGTATCCATTCCCGCCAACTCTTCTGGTCTTTGACCCATGCAGAAATTCCATCTAGCATCAGGCCATGGGAAATCACCCACCTGTACAGAATTGCCAAACATTGTTTTATTTAAAAGATACCACATACTAAATGTGTCCCACTTACAAACTTCAGCTGGATATGGGGATGGGTCATAATCTGGTTCTATTTGTTTACAATATTGGGTAAACCAATTAGACATTAACGCTCTCATTAAATCATTATTCTTATAAACAAAGACACCACAATGATATATCATTTCTTCCGTGTCACTCAGTTTTGTTATCTTCGCGTTATACGGTCTGTTTCTAGTAAATATTATATCATTATCTTTTAAGAAAGTAAAGACTCTTTTTATATCTTCGTGTTGGATGTATGTGTCACAATCGATATACATCGTTTTATCATATGGTGTTTTATCCAGCGCCCATAGTTTTGCCCTCACATGGTCATCACAAGAGAATACATTATCAAACAAAGTCTTGTCGTATGTTCCATCCCACCTATCTTCTGTGAATAAAGTTATCTTTGCTTTGGGATGAAATTCTAATAATGACTCAGCGGATTGACATGCGGCTTTTAAGTATCTCTCATCACGAGAAGCTACATAAAGATATCCATTCATTACGGTTCCGTTGGTATATCTGGAGCAAGCTCTGGGTGTGTACCATCTGGTTTAAACATGTTTGGAGTAGCATACAATGCTTCTTGTTGAATCAATATGGTAACCCATGATTGTACTTCTAATTGGGTCTTTGCTTTACGAATTAGTTTTTTGATTTCTTTGTTTTGTGAATTTTTGATTGCTTCAATCTCAAAGGCTTCTAGTTTCATATTGAACAATGCTTCTTGCATCACTCTGTTTCTATGAACCTCGCGTTGTTCCGCGTCTTTTTCTTCTTGTTCTAAGACAACATCTTTGTGCGCCTCGGTGTTCTCATCGATTTCTTCTTCGGTGAACATCTCCATGACGGCATCAAAGTCTTTGTTTACAAGACCTTCTTTGATATTACCAACATTGATTTGAGATGGTCGATAACTTTGTCCAACCAAAATCTCGCAGAATAACGAGCGGTTTTCTTTATCTATCCATCGGGGGTTGCGATACTTCGCAATTTCTTCGGTCATAATATTTCCTCATGATTAAAAAATTGGCAGGACTATTATATCCTACCTCACTATTTATGTCAAGTCTTAAGCGGTTCTAATAAACAACTGTTTTGTTTCTTGCGTAGAACTCGATGTTTGTACGGTGTTACCAGCATAGTATCCAGTATATGTACCAGAATATGAACCAGCGTATGCACCATTTAAGAATCCAGCAAAGAATCGGTCATAGTACCCAGTATATGACCCTGTGTAGTTTCCAGCATAGTTTTGTGATGATACATCTTTCAATTGGTCAGTCATTGTTGACCCCATCTGTACCCATGTTCCAGTAGCAGATGGTGAACCAGTTTGAAGTAAATATTTTCCTACTCCACCAGCAATAATTCTGTTTCTAAATGCAGGCACTAATGTCTGTAAGTTTGCGGTTGACATTTCGTTTGGTTGACCTTCGTCACCAGCTTTTAGTAATATGTTTGAATCTGTTCCAGCAGCAGTAGTTGGTGCAGTTTTTTGATAGAGATAGTATGATACATCCGTTCCGTCAACTTGTGTTTCTGTGATTGTGTATCTTGAAGTCCATGTTCCACCAGCGGGTGAAGATGTACCAATTTTATATTGTCCGACTGTATTCGCGTCTTCAGCAGCCATTGCGGTTATAACTAGGTCTAATACTTCTGTATCTAATTCGGTATCGGTTGCTTGTTCTACAGCGGTTCCTGTCCACCTAAGAGGATTGATTTGTCCACTTTCAGACACAGCAGCAACTGGTTGATTGAATCGGTAGACAGTATCAGTAGTACTTCCACCAGAGGGGTGAGTACCTACAGCATCAGTTCTCTCTCTGTTTGTAAATGTCCCAATCTCATCAGCACCAGCAGAACCACCTGTAACAACATTAAGCTCAGCAGTACCCGAACCATCTGTATCGGTGGCAAATTTTAGAGTAATAACTCCCGCTACTTGGTCTTTAATTTCAGTAGCCGACATCTCACGGAGACCTTGAAGTCCCCCAACGGGAGTCGGATACGATCCTGCTTTAAGTGTTACTGGCCCTGCCATTCAATTTCTCCTTAGTTCAGCAACGAACCAGATGAATTATAGACTGCGAGTCCTCTGTGTTTCACCCAATCTGTAGCGTCTTTACATGTTAAAGTAAATGTAGTCTTAGCAGGAAGTGTTACAGCAGCATTTGCTGACCCTGCTTCTATTGTATCAGACGATGCTGGATACAGTTTACAATCAGTAGTTGTTATATTAGCAACAACAATATGAAGTCCAGCAGCAGCGGTTGGTAAAACAACCCCTTCTGCAGCTCCACCGACTGTACCGATTACATTAATTGTTTCCGTCAAAGCAGTAGCATCACCTTGTGCGGAACCAGCAGTTGAAACAGAAGCAGATACTCCATATTTCAATGACCCCAGCAATTCTGCGGAATCGTTTACTGTTAAACTAGCGATGTTACTTCCACCCGAACCTACTTGTCGCCATCCACCAGTACTAACACCAACTAACTCGGCACCATTTGCAGTTACTACTTCAATAGGTGCGTTTGCAGAACCGCCATCAACGGTTTCTGTAGAAGCGGGATATACTTTAATAGTATTACCACTTACATTGTAGATGTTTATCACTAGACCAGCGGCAGCAGAGGGAAGTATTATCCCTTGGTTCGCGGATGCGGTTGATATAATATTGTATGTTTTAGTTAATGCGGTAGCAGTACCCTGTGTACTCCCAGCGGCCGAAACGGAGGCATTGATGCCAAAGGTAACATTACCACTAGCAGTAAGAGTACCAACTGACACATTATTACCCGATTCATACTTATCGTTGTTGAGGTTACTAAAGTTAGTATCCACCTCAGTATTAGTGAGGGGTGAACCTTTAGAAGCTCTTAGTGTTATAGTTGACATGTCTCTTCCCTATTCTTTATTTATCAAAATTGTTAACAAGTTGCATTAAAATGCTTTTGATTTCTTGAAAATCTTTCTTCAGACTATTTATATCATCTGACATTTCAGATATTTCAACATTCCTCTGGTTAGCTAAAAATTTTCGTCTTTTATAAGCGGCAAGACCATTAGTATCCACACTTACCAGAGCGCCCGACTCTGGGTCTCTGTTATATTCTAAACTGGATACTTGTCCTGCTTTGCTCATATTCTATTTATCACGCCTGTAGCGCAATAATCCTTAATTGTTTTGCCTCTGGTACAGAAGAGGTATTTGATGAAAGCATTACCAACTTACTTGAGAAGTACTTAAATCTCTTAAACTCTGTGTCTGCAACGGTACATGTAACAGCGGGTCTTGTTCCTCTGAAAGTCCATGTAACAGTTCCATCTGTAGCAGTTCCAGAACCGTGTGTTGGTGCGGAACTAGCAGAGGATGCACCAGTTGTACCACCTACTGTCGCTTCGTATATGTTACCAGAATTACCTACAATTGTTCCTGTAGCATAGTATTTACTTACCGCGTGGTCATCAAATACTTTAACAGTAGGTGCGGTACTATATCCTCGGCCTGGGTCTACAATTTCTAAGGTTGCGAGACCACCAGCAGATAAAGCAGTACACTTAATAGCAGCCTGTCTAGTAACACTAGAACCACCACCACTAAATGAGAAGTTCACAGAACTTGCACTTGCGATACCACTTCCAGCAGTACCAATAGTTAAAGCGTTTACACGCTTAACAGTTTGTGTGAATACTCCATTCGCGTCAAGAGCAGTACTAGGTAATTTCCAGTTAAAGTCAATAAACTGATTCTGTGACAAAGCAATCCCTTTCGGATTTGTATCATCAAGTTCTAGTTCTACCCAAGGTAAATCTTCGTAAAAATCTCCGTCATCTTCTTGTGCCTGTCCTTTAAAGTAAATTTTAAATGACGAACCAGCAGGTTGTTTCAGCGCGACTGAAAGTCTTACATCTTCTGCTTCTTGACCATCGGCAAGACGCACCCTCCTCGAAATGAACTTGGATTTGGCGTTACCAAGGTTAGTTGTTTCGTTAGTAGAATCATTATTGATTTCATACTTCCTCACTATAGCAGCGTTACGATATGTTGATATAATCGGTGACAAAAGAGGTGATGAAGAGGTAAGTGTATACCTGTGTCGATAACTCTTTTTCGCCAATCTATCACCACCAGTAAATGCAAACTCATTCTTAGCAGAGTAAAGAGCGGCTTCCTGTACTACTGGAGTTCTTCTAACTGGTAATATATTTGTAAATGTAGTACCAGCAGTAGTAGCACCTATAGAATTAGTCACACATGCACTATATCCAATTTGACCTTCTGGGAATTCTTTAACCGTCATGTTAGTTCTAAGGTTATTAAATGTCTTGTTGTAAATACTACTAATCTTAAATGAAGTATTTCTATTGAATCCTTGTGCTGAGTCAGCAGTAACAGGGTCACCTGTTCCTAGAACATCATTAACAGCAAAGAAATAATCAGAATCGCCACCATGAGCAGCATCTATTGTTTCCTTGTCATAGATAATTTCTATCTTTTCTGTTCGTGGGTCTACTTCGTCTACCTGTCCGTGTTTAATCTTCAATGTAAATGTAGCACCAGAACCACCACTAGGAGTCACGGAAGACTGTCCTGTAGTTGGTATAGTGACATTAGCAGGAGAATCACTTGCTCTCTGTGGTCTAAATCCTACACCAGCATCATAAACTTCTATTCCATCTATTACACCACCACTTACTGAAGTTACTTTTAACTTGACTCCAGAACCAGAAAGGTTATTACTAGATGAAGAAGTAGCAGTCTGGACATTGATTGCGTTCAATGTAATGATATCATTGACACTATAACCAGAACCACCACCAGCAATACCTATTTTAAATGCGTGAACATCTTGTCCATCAATCGGTCTACCATTTAAGTAGTCAGATGCAACAATATATTCCGCGTCTTCGTTTACAAATTCGCATGTTCCAGTACCTTCTGTAAATCTACAATAGTAGATTACATGTTTGATATCTTCTGTCTGGTGAGCACTCCACGCCCTATTATTTGATGAAGTAAATAACATACCACCGATAGATGTTTCTTCAGCGGTGACTCTTTCATTTGTTCCTATTTTGTTTTCACCCAACTTAGAACACCAAACATTATAATTCGGGTCATTTCGTTGAGGCATAAGAACCATGGCGTACTCTTCATTTGGTGCGACATAAATTGGTTCATCAAAAGTAAAGTCTGTTGCGTATGTTTCAGTAAAGTCGTAATTTGTCTGTCTACCACCAGATATATCTGGAGTAGTTTTTACATCACTCGCGTTAAGAGTTTTTCTAGCACCAGCAAGAACTGTGTTGGTTGGATATCCATTCAGTACTTTTCTTAACTCACATGTAATACCCTGTCCAGTATCACTTAATGAATTTGCAACATTAGCACTCTGGCCAGGCCTGTCTCTAAACCAAACTCTGCATTTCTTAATAAATGCTCCACTTGGTGCATCACCAATACCAAATGTTTGAGCAACTGGGTCTCTTCTAGCAATAGGCGGATGGTGAATGAAAGTAGGAGCGGTAGCATCAATACTAGCAGTCAAGTCTGCGTTCACAGTCATTTGGCCAGGCTGAATGTCCACATCTGTTACAACCTCACCTTTCTTCTCAACTGTAGTTTCACCACTAGTAGTTCCCAAAGTCATTGTGTGTTGTTCGTAAACTATGTCAGTTTCTTGTTGGAAAACTTGCATAGCAAAAGCAGAGTAGATTTGTTCTGCTGATGTTGTTACAAAATTAAATCTATCTTCTGGGTCATCTGTTACCCTCATTCTTCTTGTACCCACGGCAAATGTAGGTAGTCCAGCAGATTCCGCTGAACCATCATTACCTCTTGGTAACCAGTAAACAAAAGCAGCGTCACCATTTGAGTCAGTAACAATAGGTGAACCTATATCAGCAGGAGCAGAAGCACTAAAGAAATAGTTTTTACTTGCATCTTCAACACCACCCAAAGGAGCGGCATTTAATCTTGAACCTAAGAATATGTGTCCTGTTCTGGAACCAGATGCTTTCCATGCTGGAATCAGAGCGTCAAACCCGCCTGGGTCACAAGGACAACATCTATCATCTTGTCTGACATCATCAAAGTAGAAATATATTCTTGTGTTGGGTTTCATTCTACTAACCCTAACACCAATTCTGTTTCCTCTCATGTTGGGTAGTAATGAAACATCTTTAACAAAGTTACCCAATGCGTGTGTTTCGGAAGTACTAGGCCCTGCTTGTGCGGTCTGTATTATAGATGTGGTTGTTTGAACTATGTCCGAAACTTCCATCGTAGTTGTTGCAGAAGCACTAACTCCTATCGTACCACCAATCTCACCAGTTAACCCGCCAGGCGATGTTTGTTCAAAGAAACCATTTCTGGGACTACCGTTTAGAGTTGAAATATTTTGACTTACAGTACCATCAATTGTACCAGTTGCGTCTGTCGAGGCATCAAATGTAATTGATTCGTTTGGAACTGTCCTAGAGCCTGGCGTTACTACACCAGTTTCCGCGTTTAACTGACCCATTTCTACTTGAGTTTCAAATCCAACGACATTTTTACTTGCGTTAACTTGGTCAATTTGAGCAGCAACAGCACCAGCGTTTGACAATGTAATAACTTGTTTTTGTTGTTGTACTTTAAAAGTAGCACCACTATCTGAACGAGGATAGATATCCATTTCGCCATCAAAGTTGAACAATAGTTCACCCACACAGTTTCTTACTTTAGTTGCGAATCTATTTTCTAATCCTGCTTCTTCAACAAATGGTCTTGTTATTGAACTACCTTGTCTTACCCATCCAGAAGTGCCATGAGTTTCATTTAACTTCAAGTCTATTTGATAGTCTTCAAAGTTAGGCCCTAATCGTTTTCTTGATGAATCATAAGAGGCAGCATAACTTGGGTCTGATAAATCACTTAACAAGTCTCCTTCAAATGCGTTTACATAGATACCGTTTTTAAATCTATCATTTCCGTTTGAGTCTAAAATAACTTGGTCTTTGGCTTGCATTTCCATCAAACTTAGAGCAAGATAATATTCTAGTCTATTAATTCTTTTTTCGATTGCACCAATATCTTTCATGGTGTATCGTCTGTGTTGTCCTTCTAATTTATGGAAGACAGCATTTACTTCTTGTCCGTATCTTTCCGCGAGGCCTGGCGACAATGATGGGAAAGGTGGAACCTGTATTTCAGCAATCTGCATTGCATCATCCATAGATGGCCCTTTAGCAGGCAGAGAAGAAACACCCTCAACAATCTTCATCTCTCCAGATTTACTAATAACAAGTTTGTCGATTCTTGGTAAGTAATATTCTACATCCGTGGTAAAGTTACTATTAGGAGTTGGGAACTGAATACCGTTTGATGGTAAATCAAAGTCCTCTGTAGGATATGGGTTTTCAGTTGCAACCGCTAATGTTGTGGCAGATACAGCAGTTTGTTTAACTCTAGGTCTAAAATCAATAGTATCGCGTAAACCAAATGCACCTAACTTTTTAGAAGTGTATGTGGGAATCTCAAATGTGTATATACCAGTAGCACCAGTATCATCTACTGGGTAAGAATCTTTTGCAAAGTATGTTCCGTTTGAACCACCATAGTTAGCAGTAAAATGACTCAGTTTAACTGTTAAAAGTTTATCTGTTGTACTGAGAGAACTACTAGCCTTCTTGACAATTTTTCCGTGTCCATAGAAGTTATCTGTTTGTCCACTATCTAAAACAAATTCTTTTTTATAGTCTATTGCGTTATCGGTGTCATCAAGATATACATTCAAGTCCGATGAAACATATATCGCTTCAATTTCTTTAACATCCACTATACCAAGAGGCCATGGCCCGTTTGCACCACCGATATTATCTCGCGTGTCAATCTTGACATACCTACCAGTATTAAGTGATTTTGGTACTGGAGGCGCGTCTACTACTTTCATTTCCACCTGTAGATAGGCATCGTATGCTCCACTTGGAGTACCAACATCAAACTCCATTGTTTGTCCGTTGGCAGCAGCGGTAACCATACTTGGAGCAAGTCTGATAACTCTACCTTCAGAACCAGATATTGTTCCCATACCACAGTTTGTAACACCAGAAGTCTTACATACCATGTAAATCTTATTATCTAATATTGTCTGTGTAATACCAGCAGCGGTATATGGGAATATTACTTCTGAACCAAGAGATGCAGAACTGATACTAAATGTACCAGAAGCTCCAACACTTACATTGAATTCTTCTGTATAGTAATATTGAGTATCATAACTTCCACCTCCAGCAGCTGCAAGAGTCTTAGTTGACTGCCAAGGTGCTGGATAAATTAATTTGTTGTATTCTGTACCATGAAGAAGAGCGGTATCTTTAGTCCCATCGCCACTTACATCTTCGAGTATGATATCAGCGAAACCACTATCTGTGGAATTCGGGAACTGAATTGTTCTCGCGTCTTTTAAATCACCATCTCGTATTCTTACATCATATACAAAAAGTCTGTATTGTGTAGCAGCAGCGCCTGGGTTTCCAGATGCCCTCTTTAAGGCACGAACTCTACATGTACCAATGGTTGTTCCCAAAGCGGCATGTCCACCAAATGTGCCATCCGTATGAGCACCAGCACCAGTTTGTGAACCTATACTTCCGTAATATCCGATGTTACATAAAGCACCGTTTTCGATATCAAAAGTTCCAGCAACTTCTTTAACATTGAAATAGTTACCATAACCCATAGTAACATCTCTTGCTTCTTTTGTCTCTGTCGATGTTCCTTTTCTAATTTTTATTGGGGTATTTTTATAGTATTCTCTTCGGTATCCATTTGCATATGCTACGCCTGGCGAAACCAACGCGACTAGGTGGTCTGCTGAGCCTGGGTCTGTGGCGTTTGTACTAAATCTATATCCTTCGTTATCTATCCTGTATGATGTACCTCTGTAACCAAAACTTACCGTTCCACTAAGAACATCTCCACTTGTATGTGTAGGCGGAGCTCCAGAACTAGAAGTTCCAGCAATACTTACCTCATATAGTTGTCCTAAATGATTGACAAACTGTCCCAAACTATAGTTTGTATTTGTAGTAGTGTTAAATGCCACACCTTTTACTGTTTTAAGGTGTTCTATCATTTTTATCGTGAACGGTGTTATAACATAATCACCATCACTTTCATTTTTTTCTACCGCGAGAGCTTTACCAAGTTCTGCAAGTTCATTCAATCTAGTATCATATTTCTTTTGTATCTGTCCTGCTTTTACTTTATAAAGAGCAGTAAACCCAGTTGGCATTTCAAAATATTTGAATACCACAGTACCATCTGTCGCGTTACCTGTAGTATGAACTGGGCCAGAACCAGATGAATTACTTATACCAGAAGTAATGACTTCGTAAATGTTATCTCCATTTGATATAAACTCACCAATTTCATATGTGGTTGAGTTTGAGTAATCTTTTCCGTAAGGTACTTTTGTAACTACGGTGTCTATCTTAGTTCTATCGGCGCCTGGCGCATTGTAATTGTAAGCACCTGTAGCGGGGTCTAAAAGACTTGTATCATCATCTGAAGTTACAATTGACTCATTTACTTTAATACCAACAAAGAAGTTGACATTCATATTGTAATCGTCAAGTCTTATTTTTTGGGTATCGTTAGCAATAAATTTACCCTGTGCGTAAATAATACCTTCTTCTATAACAAAGTCTATCGCGTACCCATAAAAGTTTTTTGTAAAACTAGTGATGTCTGTATTATTATCTACAACAAAGGTATCTCCGTTTCTTCCAGAATCGGTACTTGTTACTGTTAATGTTTCTCCTGCCTCAAATCTCACAGAAGCTTCGATAGTACCAGATTCTAATTCATTACCTTTGGTGTAGTTAAGATAAAATGTTTTCTTTTTAACTGCATCCGAGTCGGTTCCAGTTTTAACATCCGTAATTTCTGCTTTGATTCCTGTCGTAGAACCAGTTATTGTATCACCGATGTAATTTGCAAGGGTGTCATTTGATACGGCAGTAGCAGAAGCATCGACATCGTTGACTTTAATATAAGGGACATTGATTGGATATCCAGAACCGCCTCTTACTGTAGCACCATCTTTAAAAACGAAATCACCAAACTCTTTTATGGTGTTCAGCATGTAATCTTGCAACTGAGTTAATTCTCTTGCTTGTACCGCAACTCCAGGCTTGAAGACTACGCGATTAAATTTTTTCGCTGCTGAAAAATCGTTATAATAAGGTGTTACATTTAAATCAATCGCCATTTCTTTTCCCTTAGAAAGTAAATATTATTTTTACTGTCTCTACTTGACCCTCTTCTCTTGTAATAGGTTTTCTATTATCAAAGTAAACTATGTCTCCAGAATTATTATTTATTTCTGGGTTTGTAAGACTATTTATAGGTAAAGATGAGAGTCCTTTTGTTAAATTTGTAATTGTGTCACTAGTGCCTATTCCAGAGACATCTTCCTGTAAATAAACACTATCATCCACTCCATTTCCTGTTGTGTCTCGTAACTGTGCTACTGTGAAACTACCACCACTTGTTGCTTCTAGTTTGTCATCTGCCCCATAATTGTTGGGGTCACTTATTCCGATGATAAAGTGAGGAGAACCAGTTGCGTCATCGAATAAGGATGTTAAACCATATTTAGTGATGTTTTTCATCAATCCTACTTGTCTATAATCATTTCCAGTTATTAAATCTCTTGAATCATTGTCAAATGATACTGTTACACCCACTCTCTTACAAAACAATTCTTTCTGTGGGTGAGCACCATGTCCATCAATAGGTGATATGATAACTCTAAAAGTAGCATTAGTACCACCACCAGATGCTTGTGTTAAAGCAATAGATGCCTGAGTGTAACCAGAGCCTGGATTTGTTATTGTTACCCCTGTGATATTTCCGTTTGTATTTACCACAGCGGCACCAGTAGCACCGATTCCATCTCCGTTAATTTTTACACTTACATCTCCAGCAGTATAGTCTGAACCTTGATTGGTAACCACTATGTTATCAATAGTTCCTTTTACAGCAGTACCTTCCACATTTGTCTGTAATGATGGTGTATCTGTACCACCCAGAACAGCATCTGCTTTCGCGTTAGCACCAGCACCACCAGTTAGAACTATATCTGCAAAGGTATATCCAGTACCAGCAGTAGTAACGGTTATGGCGGTTACTGCTCCACCACTTACAGTAGCAGCAGCAGTAGCACCAGTTCCATCTCCGTTTATTGTAACCGTGGGCGGTGAAGTATATCCACTTCCCCCAGCACTAACTGTGATACTATCTATTTCACCGTTTACATCAAACGATGGTTGACCAGCACCAGACACTTTCCTAACAGGTATATAAGCAGTAGATAAAAATCTAGTTCTATCCGAAGCACCTATCTGGAATAAAAATTTCCATTTATAACCATCTGCGGTTGTAAATATTTCTGTACCAGTACTATTAGGTTTTGTAGTACTTTGTGCATTGTTGTTATTATCAATACATTTGAAAACATTAAAATCGTCTGTTAAGACATAATAGTTCGCAGTCTGTAAAGATGTCGCACCACTATTGGCGGTATTCGTGGAACTATAAGCATCATCATACTTATCATATACTGTTCCACTTACCCAATCTATCCTACGAGCTAACATAGCCGTGTCAGCAGACTGCACCCTTTTTACAAAAAGTATCTTGTCTCTGAAATTCTGTACATCGACACGATTATCTACCGATGTATCAGGCGCAGTATCATCCGTCCATGTTTCAGTACGCGAGGCGGCAAGATAAAATTTATCATTGCCGTTATAGATGTCTCTATAGAAAGACCTCGCCTGATGAAACCTTGCCTGTTCTAATAACAGAATGGCC